TCACCTAGTGGCCTGCGTTGCCGTTTGACTGATCCCTGACGGATGGGACGGCGTAATTCTTTCGGCGTCTTCGCTTGATTCCCGGGCAAAGACCCTGTCCAGGATCGTCACCACCTTGGCCTTATGCTTCTTGGAAAGCTCGGCATAAATCATGGTCATCTTGATGTCCTTGTGCCCGAGTAGTTCCTTAATCTCGTAGAGGCTCACCCCGTTCATGACAAGGTTGCTGGCGAAGGTATGACGCAGGTCGTGGAAGTGGAAGTCTTTGACGCGCTCTTCGTTGGGGTTCACGATTGCGGCCGCTGCCAGGGCGGTATGGAAAGCGGTCTTCACGTCCAGGATGCGCTTGCCTTGCCATGTGAAGAGGTAGTCGCCGGCCTGCTTCCCCTCGGCCAGGGCGGTCAAAGTGGCAAGCAAGGTCTCGTTGATCGGTATGAAGCGTTCCTCGTCATTCTTAGTCTTGGTCAGGTGGATAGAGCGCTCTTTGAGGTTGACTTCGATCCCCAGGCGTAAGGACAGAATTTCCTCTTTCCTGGCTCCTGTGTGCACGGCCGTGATGACGATGGGGCGCAGGTGCTCCGCGCAGGCGTCGATAAGCCGGTTCACCTCGTCGGGGCGTAGATACCGTAGCCGGCGCTTTTCGGTGAACTTCATGCGCTTGGTGGAGAAGGGGGCGCTCTGAATGTCCCCATCCTCGACGGCGATGGTGTAGAGGTGGGCCAGTGTTGTGAAAACACGGTTGAACATCGTGGTCTTCTCCTCGCCCTTCATCGTAGCGCGAAACTCGTCGATGTCCTTTCCGGTGAGTTCATCAAGGTAGCGGTCGCCCCAAAGCTCTTTGATCTTCTTGAGGTGGACTAGCTTGGTCTTTAAGCCACTGCCTCGGCTCCTGGACTCGCACCAGGGTTGATAGCGGTTGTCAATGAAGTCCTTGATCTTCACCTTCTTGACGACGTGACGCTTGATATAGCGTTTTTCGACAATCGCTGTATCGATCTCACGCAGGAAGTTTTCTGCTGCTTCCTTATGAGGCCCTATTTTCTTCTGGCGGGTCTTACCGTCAGGGTCACGCCATTGAGCATAGTAGATGCGTTTGTCCACGGATATGCGCTGGTCATACCCCTCGCATTCTTTATTTTTGCAACGGATTTCTCGACTTAATACTTTCGACATGCCGAAGAGCTTTTTGCACTTGGGGCACTGTACCAGTATTGAACTCATGACTTGCGCCTATCTCTTTGGGCGGCCCACATCCACCAGGGAAGCAGGCCGCCCATGATTTCGTCAGTGCCGGCTATTCCGGCGTGTCGTCGGTGATAATGGTCCCGGCCATGATTCCCAGGCGTTCGATGGCCATGGAAAGCAGATAGGCCGATCCCCGCACGTTCTGGACCGGCACAGGCTTGTCACCTTCGGCCAGGGTGTCGAGCTGGGTGTTGATGGATTCCAGTGCCAGGGTCAGCCGCGCCAGCGTGGTGCGTTCGGTGGTGGTCATGCCGGGCCCACCTCAACCTTGACGCATCCAGACACGCCTTGGCCGGGGATGCCAAGGATCACCTCGGCGCGATCCACCAGGGCCCTGAGCACGCGGGCCGCGTCGGCGTTGTTGACGGAAAAATCGGACTTCTCGGCGTCCAGGATCAAGGCCAGGGACAACAGAGGTGCAAGTGCCAGGACGGCCTTTTCCTCCTGGGTGACCGTCCCCCACTCATTTGGTGAAACCCCCATCACCACGTCGAAATACCGCGTCTTGTCCTCGCCCCTGTCAGAAGGTAATGTTTTTTCAGCCATGCTTCGCGCCTCCCTGATGCGCGTTGCGGGTTAGGCCCTGGTCGGTGTTGGTAGCGCCGACTGGGGCCGATTTATAAAATTCCTGTCGCCGCAGCGTGAACAATTATTTTTTGAATTTTAGTTTGGATCTTGTCCAACACACCTTGGTAACCATCTCGGTAAACAATTTTATCTTCTAACTCTTGGTGCTCAATTATTTCATCATTACGGCGAATATCCCCGCAAGTGTGTATCAATTCATTCCCGTTCAGTTCCCAACGAATAACATGAGATCCTGTCCGTTGGTTAATTAATATGTCGCATTTTGCAGATCCATTAAAAATATTTATTATAAAATTCATTGAGCTGCTCTTCTCATCCCAAGACATATTGAAGTCAGCCCCTATTGATTCCATATATCTTTTAACAGGAAGCATGTACGCATAGACCTGCTGCACAACTCCAGAACCAACTTTTTTTGCATTTTCAAGTGCTGTATCGTATGCATTTTTTGCATTTTTGTATTCTATACTAAGCCTCTGAACAAATTGATCTCCATAACAAAACTCTTGCATTACTTTACTCCCTTGAATTGTTAGATGTGTTGCGTAGATGCTATTCCGATTTTCCGCGTGCCAGCTTTTCCTTGATGGCCTCAATAATCCACGCTTGCAGGGTCATCCCTGCCTTGGCCGCTGCCGCCTTGGCCTCCCGATGAAGCTCGTCGGGAAAACTCTTGATGCTGAGTACGCCCATAATTGTCCGTCCTTTCCCGATAGAATAGCCATACCAGCAAAGACTGTCAACACTGTCTAGGCAGTTAATTCAGTCAGACCACAACCATCACCCCCCTTGACTTCCCCCCTCCCCGTAGACATGGTAGCTCCATGAGCGCACCAACTGTCAGCGAACCTGCCAACGCGGCGGCCTTTGCCGGGCTTCTTGCCCATCTGCGAGTTGCCGCCTCCGCCGGGCGGTGTCTGAAGGCGAGGTCGGAAAGGGATATGGACCTTGCGCGGCAGGCCATTACCCTGAGCAAGATGGGTGAAAAGGCCCTGCTTGCCTCCAGGGAAGAGGCGCAGAGGCCCGGAAGCGATCTGGAAGCGCTCTGTGCAAGCGTCACCAGGGCAAGGGACGCGCTCATCATGTTTATTTCAAAGCTCGCCCGGCATCCGCGTCTTCGCGTACTGAAGCCGCTTTTCGAGGACGCCTTGGACGATTGGGACGCGCTGGCGGAAAACCTTGCCATGGTGGCCGCTCCCGAACGTAGGGCGCTGCTGGATGACTTGGAACAGGCGGTCCAGGCGAACAAGGACAAGTTCACCGACTGGCGCGACTCCGACCTTTTCCAATGACCTTCACGGTCAAACTCTCGCCCACCTTCAAGCGGCAGGCGAAAGACATTCTTTCTCGCTATCCCGCCTTCAAGCAAGAGCTTGTGGATTACCTGAAGAGCCTGGAGCAATCCGCACCGCGTGGCGATCAAATCCAGCGGCACAGGATGCTATGGAAGGACCGGCTCGGGCTTAAAGCGTACAAGATCGGGAAGCGTGGCGGGCTCCGCGTCATCATGTACTTTGATGGCTCGGAGGGTGTTTTCCTGCTCATGATCTATAGCAAGCGCGACATTGCCCAGCCGACAGACAAAGAACTCAGGGACGCAGTAGCGGAATTGCGGGGGTGACGGGGGCCCAAAAAAGCGGCCCGGACTACACCGAACCGCCTCAGGCGATTCAACCCGGCCGGTTATTCGACTTCCGGTAGGGGGCAGTCGGCAAAGCCATTGGCATCTTCACCGGGCTTCCCGGCCAGACCATCAAGTTCAAAAGCTACCAGGGCGATCTTTCTCCCCACCTCTCGTAGCGTCTGCCGAAGGAAAGCCGCATCATGGGCCTCATCCTTGAGGACGCTTCGAATAAAGCGAACATGGTTCTTGAGGTTGCACGACTGCTGCCACAAGGCTTTGTTGAAATTGTCCATGGTCCTCTCCTATATCTCCGAAAGGTTCTTGATCCGCCCGTCCGTCACCATCCCCGACAAGGACAGCTTCCCGGCCTTGAATAGCTCGAAGCGGGTCTTTCCCAGGACGCGGCGCACGAAGGCGGGGTCCTCCTCCAACTGGCGCTTCATCCAGGCCGTATAATTCTCTCCGGGCTTGGTCCGGTCAACCTCGGCCACCTTGAATTTCGTACTGGTGCTGCCGTCCTTGTGGTGGACTGTCTTGCCCGTGTGCTTGACCGTGGTACGGCCCGTGTCGGGCATCTCGTCGATGCCGATACCCAAATCCCGGAAGGTGGGCGTCACCACCGTGTAGAGGCAGCGGCAACGCCAATGGGCCGGCAGGGAGGGGCGGGGCTCCCCGGGCTTGTAAATTTTCCCGTCCATGGTGCCGCAGGCAACGCAGGTACGGCCGTCGAGCACGACCATGCGCTTCCAGCCGGCCACCACGTCGGAGAACTTCTTTTCGATGATCGATTCCCGGGCGTGGTTGCTGGCGGAAAGAAGAAAGGTCCGGGCCAACCCTTCCAGGCCGGGGACGCTGCCTTCAATGCCCTCCATGCGGATCATCCGGGCCGCTGCCTGCACGCCTTTGCCTTCGATCAAGGCCCGCCTGCCGGCGCTGATGATCCGGTCCCGGGCGCTGGCCTGGAGCTTTCCCAGGAAGTCGTTGATGGTCAGGCCCTCCACGGTCGAGGACTGGAACCAGGCTTTCGTCATGTCCAGAGAGAATCCCGTGCCGAGGCCGACCGCCGCCCCGCCGGTCAGTTCCGACATAGCCGCGGCTGTCTGCGTGGCGCTGGCCTGGATCACGTCTTGCCCGGCCTCGTGAAGCTGGTCGCCGGCCGTGGCGTAGACCTGGGCAAGCACCTTGTCGATAGCCGCCGCCTGGGCTTCCAGAAGGGCTTTTTTACGGCTTAGGGGCAGGTCCGCGAAGTTGTCCCCGGCATCGTCTGCCAAGGCCGCCAGACGGCCGATAATGGCCGCACGCGAGGCCCTCAGCTCTTTCACCATGTCTTCGGCAAGGCCGGTCGCCCGCTGGTCCACGGCGTGCTGAAACTTGAGAAGGTCGTCGAGGTACTTGTCGGCCATGGCCTATGCCCGCATCTGGAGCTTCCAGAGGACGGAAGCGGCGTCTGCTTCGACATTGATGATAGACCAGTTCCGGCCCTCGAAAATAACCGTGTCGCTGGCCTGGGGTTGGATGGCTATTTCCGCCTGCCGGATGGAAAGCTTGCGGTCGCCGGTCTTGATCAGCGTGCCGTCCACCAGGAAGTCGGCATAGCCGGTGACGATGCCTTGGCAGGGATAGTCCGTGGTTGCGCCCTCGTCGTATGCGCCCGTCGAAGGGTTGAACTCGCCTTCCTCGGTGCGCCGAATGATGATGTCGGCCGGGATGTCGCCCAAGGCTACAAAAGCCGAAGCCGTGGCGCTGGCCAATACAGCACGCAGTCCCATGATTATACCCTCTGCAAGCTGATGGTTCGCAAGCCGCCGCTCCGAAAGCCGTAGGGAGCCACCAGGGCAAAGACCTGGTCCGGGATGACCTTCACGCGGTCGCCCGGGTCCACCTCAATCTTCACGGTGTCGGCCTGGATGGACTTCATGCCGGCCGTGTCGGGCAAGGCCGTGGTGTCCTTGGCCAGAAGCACAAGGGCAAGCTCCATCTGCGCCACTTTGACCGCCTGGGGCGTGGTGGTGGAAGTGACGCCCGGAATGTCGAGGCGCGGCCACTCCATGCCCTGGTCCGGGGAAGCCTTGGCCCCCTGCCAGACGATATACCGATCCAGGAGCACGGCGGCCGTCACCAATGCCTTCGCCTGATTGTCGGCGCTGGCGCTGGTCCAGGCGTCGGCGTGCAAGCGGTCCCCGAAGTAGGCGGTCGCCTCATCCGTGGTGACGTAGCTGTTAGACCCTGTAAGCACTTCGGCCATGGTTCATCCCTCGCTTGAAAAATTGCCGGAACCCTTGCGAGCGTTTTCGGACTCCGGCGGGTCCGGGTTCGACCTTTTTACCTTGAAGCTGAGGCGCGCCGGGCGATATTGGCCCCAGGTCGGACTAGCTGGCGCTGTCGCTTGGACGGCTACGCATTCTTGATGCCGTGGAGACGGGCAACGGCATGGCCGTGCTGGACGGTCAGGCCGCAGTACCATTCCACAAGGATTTTCCGCCAAATCTCGGAATTGCCCTGATCGTCGGGGTTCATCGGCCCGTTCTGGATGCCGCAACACCCGTCCGCGCCCATGGAGACGGCATAAATGCTGGTGCAGGAAGCAGCGGCTCCGGTGGCGTCCTTCTCGCTGAAGGCCAGAATTTCCGCCCCGGTGGCGTCCTTACCCACGATGCCGATGGGGATGCCGGCATAGGCCGGAATCTGCTTGCCGAACACGTCGGAGACGGTTTCCTGGGCCTGGCCGGCCGCACGCATGAGGGCGTTCACCTTCCGGCGCAGGGTCTTGTTCATGAGAAGCACGGTCGGGGTGAAGTCCAGCCGGTCGATAAGCTCATCCAGCAGGGGCAGGGTCAGGGCATCGCCGCCCACGGTCGAACCGGCGGCCATGAGCTGATCCCCGACAATGCGGGTCTCCAGGCCGTCGAACTCCTCGGACGTGGTGGCCGAGTCGCCCTTGATGAAGGCGGCCTCGAACCGGCGGGACATGGCCCGGGTCTTCATGGCGATCTGTTCGGACAGAATGTCCGTGCCGTTGGCGCCCTGCATGGCGATCAAGGCCCGGTCGATCTTGATCAAGCCGCCGCCGATCTTGAGGGACTCGGTCATCTGGTTGATGACGCCCTGATCGGCCGTGTACTCGGCATTGACGGCACGAAAGCCCACAGAAGGCGGGGTCTGCTCAATGTCGTAGCTGTAGGCGTTGCCGGTGATGTTCTTGAACGGCAGGTATTGCAGTACGGCGCTGTTGGCCGGGAACAACTGGACAATGCCCTGTTGCAGGGGATTCTGGTAATACTTGGCGGATTCCGCCAGTGTCATGGTGGCCATGTGTTTTTCTCCTAGGCTTGGGCCTTGAGGCCCAGTTCAATCAGTTGCGTGGGCGACATGCCGGCCGTGTCGAGGGCCGGTTTGCCGCCGGGCCGTTTGGCATCGGGGCCGGACTCCGGGGCCTTGGCGGTGAACAAGCCTTTCTTGGTGGCGTTTCTGATCCATGTGATCTTGGCCGCCGGGGGCAGGTCGGGCACGATGTCCCGCATATCCTCGGGGATGTCCTCGACCAGCTCATTTACGATACCGGTGAGGGTCTCTTCTGCCTGCTTTTTGGCGTCGTTCACGGCCTGGAATCGCGCATAGGGCACGGTGCGTTCGCCTTTGTCGGGGGCGGTCCCGGGTGTGCCGTTTTGCTGCTGGTTGGTGTCCGGGTTCGGGGTCTGGTCTTCGGGGGTCTTGTTCGGGTCCATAGCGGTAACTCCTCGCGTTTTACGCCCGCGACGGCGCTAAATTTGCTGTTCCTTGAGGGCCGCCGTCTCGTCGCGCACGGTCAAGAGGTAGGCCATGGCGTCTTCCCTGGTGGCCAGGTCGGGGTTGCGCTCCATGACCGCATCCACGGGCGAAATGAGGCCCATCGAAAGGAGCAATTCCCAGGTGGCGGCCTGGTCTTTCTCACTGGCTTCCGGCTTGGGGTCAGCGAAATCGACGGAAAAGGTGGCGGCATCGGAGAGCGTGCGACCGGGGTTGTGGTAGTTCCAGACGGCCCGGATCACGCCGAAGAGGCGCTTCTCGTAGGACCGCCACAGGGCAATATCGTCGGACCGGGCTTCGGACAGTTCGGCATTGCCCACGATCTTGGAAATCCCGGACTCGTCGGTGGGGTCGGTGGACAGGGAGGATGCCGGCAGGCCGTTCGTCACCGCCGCCCACTTCACCAGCTTGTCGATAGCCCCGACCATCTCTTCGATAGGAGCTTGCGTCGCCGCGAAGCCCAGCTCGCCCTTCTCGGGCAGCTCCACCAGGGCACCAGGACCGGCTTGCAGATTGCCGCCGCCCTCGGCACCGCGCACCCAGCCGACGCCAAAACCTTGAAACTCCATGGTGTGGAGCAAATCCACCAGGGCCTTGTTGATGGCATCCTGAATGGCCACCAGGTCGTCCCCGCCGGCAATCCAAAAGGCGTCCGTGGGGGCATGGTCCCACAGGGGGATAAACGGCAGCACACCGTAAGGGTTCGCGCCGCCGTCGATCACGTGGCCGCGCCAGTCGAGTTGCTCCCAGGAGTCAATCGACCACACGGAATAGGTGATCTCCTCGGGCCGGCCGTTCTGGCCGTAGTGCGTGACCATGACGGAAAGGATGTCCTCGGGCGAGTCGCCCACGATCACGTCCAGGATGTCGCCGGGCAGCACGTCCAGGTCGAGGCGGCCATTGCGCCACACCGGCCGGAGCATGATGGTTTTGAGGAGCTTGACGTACCGACTGGCGGTCTTGAGCTTGATGTTGAGGGCGCACCCCTCGGCAATCTCGGCAAAAAGGGCCGTGTCGGCGTCGGTGCCGTCCACGGTGCGCTTGGGATCGTCGGCGTACACCCGGGCCTTGAGGTCCACCACCTTCTTGACCACGTTGACGAAACACGGGGTCAACTTCTCCGGCTCCGCGAACTTGGCCACCAGCATGTCGTGCAGGTAGGGAAGCTGCTCGTCGTGGTAATAGGCGAGGCGCTTTTCCGCGTCCGCTTTCCGGGCCGTATTGGCGGCAATGATGGCCTTGCGGAAGGTATCGTCTACAATGCTGCTCATGGATTACACTCCCTGGTAGACACGCGGCCCTTCGAGCTTGACGTAATTCTGGAAAAAGACCGGAAGCTGGTACTCGTCATCCAGCCGCATACGCAAAAATTCCTGGTACATCGCCTTCACTTCGCAGTAGGTACGGCAGTCTTCCTTGCATAAGAGCTCCATTTCCCCACCCATGAGAAAGCACAGGCCCCGCGTCGGTCGCCTGTTGTTGCAGACGATGCGCTTGAGGGCATAGACGCTAAGGACCGCCGCCCTGGTGGCAAAAACGGACCAGTTGAGGCTGTAGACCGTATCGTCATGGAACTTCTGGCTGGAATGGCCGAAGCGATAGTTGCCGTCTTTCAGCTCGTCATAAACAAAGGTCCGCATCTCGCCGGTCAGGACTTCAAGCTGCTTCGAGAGGTGTAACCGCCCTTCCTTGGCAACCCGATGCAGTTCCACGAAGGAAAGGTTCTGGTTTGTGCTGGTGGCGGAAAGGACTTCGCAGGGGATGCCCTGATCGTCCAGCCAGGGCTTCAGGTCGGCCGTCTCGTAAAATTCCAGGGTGACGGCATCCAGGTGGTAGCGCTGATGGTCGGCAAGGATCTCTTTCTTGATGGCGTGGGCCGTGTTGATGTTGAACACGCGCTGATTCAAGACGAAATATTCCGGCTCCAGGTCCTTGGCCGACGCCACCTTCAAGGTCGTGGTCCAGACCGTGGAATCGCCCCCGAAGAGCTTTTTGGAGCGGTCCAGGCCCCCACCAATGATGAACTTGCGGCCCTGGGTCAGTTCCCCCAGGCGGTCAGGCGGGAAGGGAATCGGCAGGTCGCACTGGCAAAGGTCGATGATCTCGGGCGGGAACAGGGCGTTTCTGGCGGCCGAACGCTTGCCCAGGATGTCGCGGTCAAAAGCGGCCGGAAGCTGCGTGGCCTTGAGTCGAAGGGCCTTGGAGCGGTCGATCCACGACGGGGCATCCCGAAGGTAAGTGTCCAGGTCGGGGTATTCGATCCGGCGGCAGAAGATGCCCGGGTCGGTCTCGGCCAGCTGTTCGAGTGAATGCTCGGCGCTGCCTTCCGCCCCGGTATTCGAGTCGATCAGGCACAGGCTCCCCTCGGTGTCGAGCAAGGAAGCCTGCATGGCGTCGAAAGGTCCGGTGTCGGGGCAGGCGTGAAAGTCGCTGATCCAAAGCACGGCCAGCTTGTCACCGAAGGCCATGGCCATACTGGTGTTACTCGACTGGATGGTGTTGCCCAGGTGCGCGTTGATGATCTCGGCCTTGCGGATGTCCGTCTCCGCGATCATCGCCTTGAGGGCCGGGGTATGGCGGATGATGCCGCGAAGGGGGCGCATCTGGACGCGCTCGCTATGGTCGCCCGCGTTGCCCAGGACCTGGATGTTCAGGTTCTCCCGGGAGGTGAACAACCACAGGACGACCAAGGCGAAGGTGGTGCTCTTGGCGTGCCGGCGCGGGGTCACGTGCAAGACGATGGAATGCTTGAAGGGCTGGTCCTCGCCCGGCTCCAGTGCGTCACGGATAAAGTCGGCCTGCCAGGGCTCCAGAACCACAGGCGTGTACTGGTTCCCACGGGTCAGGATGCGCGGGCGGATGTCGGCAAGCCATGCGAAAAACCCATCGGCACCGGGAGCGTTCCACCGGGCCAGGATGGCGGCGTTGTCGGCCTCTACGGGCCTCTTGCGCTTACTGGCGGCCAAGGATGCCCCCCAGGTCAAAGCCGTCGATGGGTGCCTTCCTGGTGGCAGGGGCGGCCTTGTGCTGGTTGGGATTGGAAGCCATGAGCTGTTGGACAATGGTCGTCATCCTGGCCTGAATCCTCATATAATCCGGGTGTAGCTCCTGGCCGGTGATGAAATCCTTGCGCCACGTCTCAAGCATGAGGTAGAGCGGGACCACGCCACGAATAAGCATGAGCTGCGCTTGATCGGGCTTGCCGCCCACCAGCTCCTTGAGCTTCGCTTCGATGATCTTTGCCTTCATGCGTCGGTCCTGGTGCTTGTCCGGGTTCTTGTGGCAAAGTCTAATATATCCCGCCATTTATGAACACTCCGGTTTACCCTTGATCTACCCTTGGATTGACGACTGACTGACGTCCGACGGATGGATCGATTGTTGTCTGCCTATCATGCTTATATCGTTTGATATTTGTTGGTAGCCCTTGTGACTCTTACTCATGCGGCTGGTTGTCGCTTCGACATGGTGTATAAAAACTATACACTCACCCGGCCGCTGCCCGGCGCGCAACCGCATCTTTTTTCCCCGCCTTCACCAACGCCTTGAATCTCTTCTCGATCTCCGCGAGGTACTTCTCGAGAATGGAGAAGGTCAGGTATTCCCCGGCGTTCCTGCTGCCCGCGAAGATAAAGGTGGTCCCGTATCTGACTTGCCACGCCACCAGGGTTTGCACTGCGCTCTTGGGCGTCATCTGGCTTCGATACTGCCCGTGGGCAATTTCCTCGAAGCTGGCCTCTATAACGACGGCGAACCGTTCGAGGGACCGGGCGCGGGCAAGTTCTTTCTCGAAGCGTTCGCGGCCTGTCGTCATGCAGCCGATGATGTCGTCAAGACTCTTGCGTTCAATAGCAATCTTGTCTTCGAAGCATTCGATGGAATAGTCGCCAGTTGGTAGTGATGCTGACGCAACTTCGCAGTCGTATTGCCCGAAAGAGTAGGGAAGCTGTTCCCGTGTATCAATAACGATACGCATATTTGCTTCGTCTCTGCTTAGGTTTATAGCCAGTCTTTTTGAAGTTGAGCTTCGCTTCCATGGCCTCCAGGTACGCGATGGCCTCTTGCTCAAGCTCGGTCTCGGATTTTGTGGAAACCTGGGGCGTGGCGGTTCTGGTCGGTGTGGTGATCTGGTGCATGGTGACTCCCTTGCGGTTTTGTCGGTTTTGTCGGTTTTTTTTGGCCCTACGTATAAAAATGGCAGAGTGACTGATCCTGCCATTTCCCGCGCGGGTGATAGAAAAAACCGAAGAAACCGAAGAAACCGCACATTTCTATTCCCCGGCAGGAAGGAGCTTCCATTCTGCAACCCGGGAGGTTCCGGCTTGGATGATGCGAAAACCGTTAACAATCCTGCCAACATGCTGACGTAGCCACCAGCCGAGGCGCTTTGTATTGACATTCCCCCGCCCATCCCCGGCTATGTCCTCCAGGGCAGCCCCAAGAGCACGGCCGACATCTGAATCTTCCTCGCCCGCCTTGACGATCTCCTTCACAATGCGCGGTGTCCGCCCGAACCGTTCCGCCCAGGCGGCAACCAGAGCTCGCAATTGCGCGGCGTCGGGGTCGTCTTCGAGGATTTCTTCCCTGGAAGCGCAAGGATCGGCGCAACCTGCCCACACAAGAGGTGCGCGTACCATGGAGCACCATGTCTCGAACGATCCGAACGGCTTCAAGCCCATGTCGGGCGAACCGGCGATGATGTAGGCTTTGACGATGGTCAGGACGGCGGCCACGTATTTCGCGCGGAGCTCCAACGCCCTGGCCACGGGATCGAAGTCGAAGACGCGCTCTTCCGGCCGCTCACACCTCGGGTCAAGGCGGCAGAGAATAGCGCGGCGGGCGAGGTCATCGGCAATGCGAAGGTTGTTGCCGTTCGCCAACCATGTAGCGGTGTTTGGAACCTCAATGTTACGCAACGCACCAAAAATGCGAAGTGAAACCGCCGGCGCGGTGATTGCTTGACATAATAGGTTTGTAGTTAGCGCCCCGTTCAAGTTGTCTATACAAACAACTTGGTCACCGGCAAGCATTGTGGAGCCGATACGTTTTTCAAGCTCTATAGGATCGGCTGTTGCAGACAAAGCCGTGCAAGGCCTGCCCGTAGCGATAGCGGCGGCCACATTGGCGAGTTCGCTTTTGCCGCTCCCCCGCGTGGGGGCTGTCGTAGCGATAAGCGGTGCGGTTTCCGTCGCGGGCCTGACCAGCAAGGTGACGATCTGGGCCAGGGCGACGGCGCTGTCTGCACTGTCCAGGAAATAGAAGCCGCACAAGAGGCCACCCAGGGCGGTAAGCGCGTCCTTGGCGTCGTCCAGTGTGAGCTTTTCCGGCACGTTGATGGTCAAGTTGTGCGAGAAATAGAAGCCTGTCTCCGGGTCGTACCCCGGCTTGGTGATGACCCGTCCGTCCGACATAATGGTCGGGCTGGCGACAATGCCGCGCAGGACCGGGACATTCCACATACCCTGACGTGACAGGTAGGTCTCTGCAATCTCCCGGGGGGTGTCGATCTGTCTGTAAGCCTTGGAACGGCGGTCCCATTTTTTGAAGGCCCCATATCGCCCAAGCACGTCTTGGAGCCCGGCCTTGTCCATCTCCACGATCCGAGCTGCCCCCTGGTGCCGCGTGACGCCGTTGGTAGTGCTGGTTTCGGGAGTGTGAACGATACGAACAAGTTCCGGTCCACGCTGGTAAATCTGGTGCTCGGGTCGAAGATCCGGCCGCGTGAGGATGTTTTTTTCGACCGCATCAACAATAAAGGGGAGCTTCCCGTCCTCGACAATAAGGGCTTCGGCATCAGGCGCTTCTACGGATTCAGCTTTCCATGCCGTCGCGGCCTTGACCATCTCCAGCAGTGCTTCCCGCGTGCCGCCGGCCGCAAGCCAGTCGGAAACGTCACCCTTGGGCGGCAGGTTGGGCAGTTCGAGGATTTTGACCACCTCGGCCACGCCACAAAGGTTACCCGCCACTTTCTGGGCGTGCTCCCGTCCCGGGGTATCGGCGTCCGGCAAAACACAGACACGCTTGCCGACAAACCACTGATTGTAGCTGGCCCGCCATTTGCCCGCGCCTTGCGGGGAGGTGGTCGCTGTCAGACCAAGGGCAGCCAGGGCGTCGGAGTCTTTCTCTCCTTCAGTGACAAAAACAGCCTTGGCCTTGATGATCTCCGGGAGGTGGTAAGGCACCAGTTCAACGCCCTTGACCGAATTTATCCACCCGCCTTGCCCGTCTGGACGGCGTTGCGAAAACGTCTTCGGTTCCCAGCGTGTAACCTGGAAGATCAATTTGCCGTCTGCCCCCAGGTAGTCATAGCTGGCGACGATCTGGCCGCGACTGCGACGGGCGGGCTTGCTGCTGATGTCGTATTCAATGCCAAAGTCACGGGCCAACTCGCGGGCCGCCTCCCCTTGGGCTAGCCCCCTGATGGCAGCGAACAGGGACACGGGGTCAGACCCACCATCGGTCCCAGCAAAGTCACGCCAGACACCAGTCTGCATGTTGATAGACAATGACCGACCGGCCGCGCCGGATATGTCACCGCAAACATATTCATCGCCTTCAACGTGGCCGCCCGGCAACCAATGGGGCAAAACTTCCCCCAGGCGAGGGATGGCGGCGGTGTTGATGCGCTGAAAATTAATTGAACTCATGCACACCCCCTAAACACTCGCCAACCGAAACAGCCGGAAAAACGCAGTAACGACGGCTGCTGGGATGAGGCTATTGCAGTATCCCCAGACAAGAAATGTTTTGAGTGTGCCGCACATCATGATTTCACGGCCTCAGGCTTGACTTGGTGGAATTTCGGCAACGCATCGATCCAGGCATCAAGGTCCTTGATGTCGATCAACGTCCGGCGACCATTTTTTACAAACGGGAATGGCAGCTCGCCTTTGTGCATGAGTTGCCTAAGGTTGCCGTCGGTGGTGTCGATGTAATGGGCAGCTTCCTTGAGAGAGAGAAGTCGCTTTCCGGCCGCATGGATTTGCTCGAACTTTTCCACGGCGCATAGCTCCGACTGCCCGCCGGGGGCGGGGTTGTCCTGGATCGCCGGAAATGAGGGGTTGCGCTGGGTGGGGTCTCGTGGAAGGAAGGCCTTGCTGAGGTGCCTTCCGTGTGGTGCTGGTAACACCCACGAGGTCCAACGCGCCCCCTCCGGCCTCCGGGTCGGTTCTCGTAAAACCGGCCCGGGCCAGGGGGTTAAAGGCTCTTATTTTTCAAGTAGCGTCTTGACATACCCAAGAAGTCCGGCCTGAGCCTTCGTGCGTTTCTCCGCATCTTCGAGGAGGGCCTTGCCCTGGGGCGACAAGGCGACAAGAGCATCTCCGTTCGTGTCCAAGATGCGGCCCTCAGTAGCAGCGTTGTAGGCGCGCATCTGGATGAATGTCGCATAGACATCGATGGGGACTTCGTACTGGTTGACAACAATCTCCCGGTCCTGAGTCGTAAAATCGATTTGCGAGAAGGTAACCACGCCATCATGGGCGGCAGTGACGAAGACATAGTCACGGCCTTCTATGCATCCAGGCATGATATCGGGGTGCTCTCCTGGGTAAAATCCAAGAATGTCCGTGAGCTTCTTTATAGCAGCCTTCTCGTCTTTCCATATAGTAAGACGATCAAGCTCTTTCTTGCTTTCTATCATTTTATTTTTATAGAATTCAGGAAGCACTCCACGGATTTCATCAAGTGACAATCCTTCTGCCTGTTTGGACTGTATAAATCGAATGTCTTCGATAGTACCATCACTCCAAAGGGCGGACCGCTTTTCGATCCCATCAGGCTTGGGGATGAGCCCCCTTCCCTGCCAAAATGTGAAGGTGGATTCCGAAATGCCCGTTTCCTGGCAGATTTCCTTTTTGGTCTTCAT